TCTTTGCACCTACCGTACGGTGCTGGCTCTAACAGTTTTTCTATGATGATGGTCAGGTTAGCTACAGCGTTTTCCAGAAGCTCTAGCTTGCTATGTATGTCTTGTTTCTCTGCTTTCGAGATGAACATTAGGAAACCTCCTACTTGATAAGAAATTTACGTGGGCCAGGAACCTCACGCACAAACTGTTTGTAGATGTCAGGCATGGACTGCTGGAAGAGCTTTTGGTCAAACTTCATGCTTGCCTTATCGTTCTTCCATGTCGCTAGCACGTTGCCTGCAATGTCAACAAGAGCGGCTTTGCTTCCCATCCTTTGTTGGATTGCAGCTTTGAGCGTGTCTTCCGCTGTCTCCAGCGCCTTGCGCTCTGCGTTGACGCGAAAGAGTTGAGTAGCCAGTTCTTCCATCGTAGAGTCAGCCAGGACAGTTGTGTCTGGTGCTGACGTTGGGAACATGAGCTTGGCTTCACTGGTAGAAGATGCTGGCAGGGGAGTCCTGCTTTGCACTGCTGCCCAGTAAACGGCCATCTGCTTTATCAGGTCTTGCTTTTGTTCGTCAGCAATGTTGAAAGGTGCGAGGAAGAACTCTTGACCACCGAATAGAACAGCCAGATAAATCTTCCTAACGCCGAACACCGTAGCTTCGTGGACAAGCTGAGCCATGTCAGATACAGGGATGATGCCAGCTTCTGCGTCAAACTTTGAACGCACAGCAGCGTTGTAGTTCTTGCATTCGACAAGAATCGTCTCACCATTTTGTGTACCTGCAAAGTCAAAGTGGCTACGCAACCAAGACTCTTTCGGGTGAGTCCTGAACTCTTCTACCTTTGTGAGTTGTACCCCTAGCTTTTGTTCAGCAAGCCTGCCGATAACAGGCTCCATCACATGACCCATCTGGACAGCTTCTACGTCAGACAGGTCTTCTACCTCCATCATGTCGAGCTTTTGGAGGATGACTTCGTTAGCTTTCCCGTTGACGGCCTTGCGTGTATCGCTAGACCACCATGCTTGCTTACGGAAGGAGTGGTCAAAATCCGACATGACCGTCCTCCTCCTTAGCTACCCAGTACTTGCCTTGAGGACCGCAGTATGCAGGGCCGTCAGAAGGTGCGTAAGGCGAGCGTACGACCTTTGCCCACTGCCACCTACGTCCGTCCTCCCAGGCTCCTGTTACAAGGTCCCTAGACCCATCTACACGGCTGCACAGCCCCAGGTCAGGGCGATGTTCTAGCTTGTCTTGCAGGACAAAGTTGGCACAGTTAACACAGAATTTCATGGAAACCTCCAGTTGAGTTAGGATGAGATGAGAAGATTAGATGATTAGAAGTGGCTTGTCAAGTGTTTGTTTCTCCTTTCGTTCTTGCTCGGATGGTGGCGACCATATTTTTTGCACAAGATATCCAGCCACGATCAAATTCTCCTATGTTTTCAGTTACTGAATATTCATCACACACCTTCGCACACGCCTCACGCTCGTCAGTTTGTCCTTTTTTGTAAGCGTTCTCGGCCATCTTGACTGCATCAGATGCAAGCATCCAAAGGTCGCCGTCAAACATTTTTGCTGGTGTCATGGCAGGTCACCCGTGGCTTGCAGAGCTAGTGTCAGGATGTTCGGGGGCAAGTACTGTCCTTCTTTCACGTTGTCCAACATTTTGTTCGCTGTCGATCTGTCGTAGGACAAACCTCTCACGGATATGCATAACCTCGTTGTAGCGGTGTAGCCAGCGTATCTCTCCACTGTTCTTGTATCGTTTCCTGAGTTCTTGCAGTCGTTCATCTAGGTAGTCTTTCATAGTCTGTCTTTCTTGCAGTTACGTCCTTGATTGCAGTCAGAGTCACAGTCCTCGCAGGCAACGAAGTCATCTATTTTTATAGCTATCCACACAGCTAGGCACAAGCCAGCTAAGCACAGTGCTACGTCATACCACGAGACGGTCATTCTTGCCCCCTTGCTCGGATGATGTCATTTGTACGAGTCATAGTAGCCCTCCTTGAGCATGACGGCATCGTGATACTCCTTGTGAAACCACTTCCACAACTGAGCGCGGTCATCCTTGTCTACGGCCCACAGAAGTAGGCAGTGCCAACTCCATGTCTCATCATCCATGTCGTACGCTTTTTCAGCCATCAGCCGGTGAGACGTAATGGAGACGTTGATGCTCAGGTAACTGAGCAGCGCCTGTAGCTTGTCTTTGTGGGTTCTCATGCGTTTCTGGTTCATGTTGTGGTCGCCACTCATGATGATTTCCTTTCTCCGCGCTCAAATGCCTCGCGGTTATCTGCGCTGTTGTGGATGGCAAGAAAATCACCGGGGTCAATTTTTGGAGCACACCAGCAGCTTGGCATTAACTCGTGTTCGTACAAGTCATCTGTCGGCACAATGTGCTGAACAAAATTGCCAGCCTCAGAGGCAAAGCCAACAAGTTTCCAGCTCATGATGCCCCTTTGATGCCGTGGGCGGCTTCGATGGCGCGGGCAACTTCTCGCGGCGACAGTTGGGCAAACCCCAGCGGCGCACATACTGCGTCGATCTGCTCATCCGTCAGCGGCTGGCGCTGTGCTGCGGATCGGTGGGCAAACGCAGGATGCGGCGTCATCACAATCGGGGCAGATGCGTCAATAGTCATACCCTGCTGTGCTGCGGGTGGGGTGGTGTAGACATAATTCTGTGTGTAGAGCCTGTGCTTTCCAACGGGGAGCGACATATAGTCGAGTCGCCAGTCTTTTCCGAACACCTCCACGATTACCGCGCACCGAGGCTCCTGCTTCTCAGCCTCTGCGATGGCGGTGCGGAGGGCATCACGCTCACGCTGATATGCGTTGTCGTTGCCTTTATTGGCTTCATGCTCCAGCGCCTCCAGCGCCAGCTTCATTGCAGGGATGCTCATTCTTCACTCCCAGCAATCCACACAACAGTGCCACCAGTTGGTTCAAAGTCTTCTGTCTTCAGACGGATGTAAGCCTGACCAGCTACACCCGCATTCTGGACATAGCCTTGTATGCCCCAGGTCTTGACCTCGGTGACCACAACTAGGCAAGCACCGAACATTTCTTTTTCAGGATTGACCTGAACAATATCGCCTATCTTCATTTTGTCCTCCAGCACCTGACAGTCTTGTCAGGCATAGTCCTTGTGATGAATTCTCTATCGTTCTTACTGCCGTAACGCTTAGCAGCCACAGACACGGTAGTTCTGTTCAGTCCGTCTGGGACTGCGAAGCTATCCCCTACTTCCATTTGTTCAAAGGGAAAGCGATTAGGGATAGGCACTCCTTTGTCAATAGGGGGCTGGCTCATATTTGTCCTTGCTGGGGTTGAACTTGTCCGGGCCTGGGGCTTGCCCAGGTCGGTCTAGAGGGTTGGGAAACGGTGGGAATGGCCAAGTCATGGAAACATCCTTTATGTGAAAGTTAGGAAGGTTTGGCAGGTTATCTTTGCTGGATAACTCTTGTAATTTTTCTATAGTCAACAGGTGGGCCGTTACCTTTTTCTTTGTTGCACGGGCCGCACAGTGGTTGCAAGTTGTCTAGGTCATACGCTAGATGCGGGTAGAACTTACGGGGCTTGATGTGGTCAATGTTGACGGGATAGCCAGGACTCTGGGGTCTCCCACACTTAGCACAAGTTGTCCCGTACTTTTCCACAGCTTGTCGTCTGACTTCTCTCCATTTTTCTGTTTGTGTAAATGACCAGTGAGCTAGGTCTAACATGTCTGCAACTGCGTTGTCACTCATGCCTGATGACTTAGCAATCCAGTCAAGTCTCATAGCCTTGTTCTTTAGACTATCTATAAACTTTTGATTTCTTTTTTTTCTTCTTTCTTGTTTACGTTTTCCCATACTGACCTCTATGCTGGATGGTGAGCAAAGCCTAGCCCTCCCAGAGACAGGGCTAAACCTTACATGCTGGACGGAGCCGCACATGCCCGACAGCCGTTCGCTCAAGGGCGCTATCTTCGCCACCCATCCCGGTCTCTCAGAGCTTACCCACAGTACCGGATATCCCCCATGCCTGCCGTGTTTACCCCGACACATGGGCGGTTGTCAGTTAGGAAACAAAAAGGCCACTTGGGTAGAACATCTTGGTCGAAACCCTCGGGGAATCCCTTCGGGCAAGATGCTCTCCTAAGCGGCCTCATGTTGCTTTCGACGACAACGATGGGGACTCTACCTGACTGCCTAGGGACT